TCAAATCCAACATGCTGCCAAACACTCCAATTTTGAATTTGGATATGAAGATATAGATTCTGTATTTGGACAAGTAGAAGAATATTGTCCATTATATGGTGGTAGACCTGCTGAGTATCCAGAAATGTTTGACAATGATATTAAATGGATTTATGATAATGGTATCGGTATGAAATTAACCTTACAAAATAAATTCATAACTGATAAACATTATAAAGACAGCAAACCTCTATTAAAAGAATATAATCGGCCAGGTAATTCAGTTATTACAGCAACTGATAAGTTATCAGAATATATTAAAAATGATTTTCCTCATTATAAGATAGAGGCAAGTTGCATACAAGATATTACTGATAATGACCACTATGAAAAGACAGTTGCATTGGGACTATATGATACGATTGTTTTACCTATTCATTGTAATGATGACTTGGAGTTTGTAAAGAGTATCAAAAGAAAAGATATGTTGAGATTGTTTATGAATGTAGAGTGTTCTTATAGTTGTCCTAGTAAGGTATGTTATGCTACAACATCTAAAATCAATAGTAAAGATACAGAAAGACCTTTTGTATGTAGTTTGATTGACTTCGGTCAAGAAAGAACCTTTTACAATGATGATATAAATTGGGGTGAATTTTATTTTGATTTACCTATGTATGAGAAAATGGGTATATCTAAATTTAAATTAGTCCCACCTATAGAAGTACAACAGCGAACTGCCTTAATGTATAAGAAAAACCACGATTGGTTGGTTAAGAAGAAATGATAGATAGAATTTATATACCCACATATAAAAGACACGATAAACAAATATTTTATAATAGTTTACCTGAGCAGTATAAGAAAATAGTTATATTTGTTATACAGAAACAAGAAGAACATTTATTTACAGATAAGAATATATTAGTTGTAGATAATAACATAGGTATAGCAAAGACCAGAGAGATAATTCATAGAACAGGTGCTAAAAGAGAAGAAAGATATTTAATGGTTGATGATGATATTACTTTAATGAGAAGAAATGCTAAGTATTATGGCAGACCTTCTAATATGAAGACAGTAAAAAGACCATTGACATTGAACGATTGGTATGATATGTTAGATACATTGGACAAATGCCACAAAGATAATATATGTTGTGGTCTTAAATTAGGTAGTATATTACCAAAATTTGATAAACCAATATTTTATAACGGAGGTATTTTTTGTATTGTATCAGTTGACGGCAAACAATTAAAGAATGTTATTGATGAATTAGATTTTAATTATGTAGTGATTGATGAAGATGTTAATTTTAATTTAGAACTATTAACTAGAGGTTATAGTAATGCTGTTTTAGATGAATTTTGTTATATGCAAAAATTTAATGCTAAGGGTGGAGTAAATAATATTAGAACTCAAAAATTAGCAGATGATAGTATAAAGAAAATGAATAAGAAATTTCCTAGATATTATACAATACTAGATGGAATACCTAATAGCAAAACTATAGCAACAATTAAAACAAGAGTGATGTACAGTAGAGCTTATAATGAACATAGAAATAGTTGATAAAATGGGAAGTGACCTATCAGTAGTTAATGCTGCTAGAGTATCCTTTGCAAAAAGAAAAGATGTACTTGATGAAAAAGATGACAAGTTAATTAAGTATTTGGCATTGCACGGACATTGGTCACCATTTGCTCACGCCTTTCTATCATTTAGAATTAAAGCACCTATCTTTGTTGCAAGACAATTAGTTAAACATCAAGTAGGTTTAAGTTGGAACGAAGTGAGTAGAAGATATGTAGATGATAAACCAGAATTTTATATACCATTTATGTGGCGTAAAAGACCAGATAAAAGTATTAAACAAGGTTCAAGTGATGAAGAAGTTGAATATGATATTATGCATTTAATAAATGTTGCCAAAGAAACTTATAATGATATGTTAGAAGAAGGCATAGCACCTGAAATGGCTAGAATGGTATTACCACAATGTATGATGACCGAGTGGATATGGTCAGGTAGTGTATTCGCTTTCAGTAGAGTATGTAATTTAAGGAGTAAGAGTAATGCTCAAGCAGAAACAAGAATGATAACACAACAACTATCAAGACATATGAAAGACCATTTCCCAATCTGTTATAAGTATTTGATAGATTGATATGTATGGAGGATTTGATGTTTTCAGGACTTATTTGGCGGTTAAAATGCATTTTACAACCGACACTTATAACTATGCAAAGTATGAAGGACGAGTAAATGCTGGATTGGAAACTTTTACAAAAAGAAATGATAGATATTTTTTTCATAAACTTAGCAAGAGATATGGTCAAGACCAGATTGTTGACTACTTTGTTGCCAACTTCTTGGCAGATAGTAAGAAATGGATTGGAAATTTAATTAGTAATGAAGGTGCTGACGAATACAATAAATTTAGAAAATATAAAGAGTCAATTGGGTATCATTTTCGTAACGATTGTGTATACATTAGCGATGATTTTAACAGGAGGAATATTTCTTTTGATAATGGTTTTGGTGTACATAACGGACAACACCCTAGAGCTTTACGATTACTTATTCAAAAGAAAATTCACTTCCAGACCGCCTTCATCATGGATTCAATCATATCGTTTAGTAAGGATTGGAATAATAATATTGAAGAAAAGGTTGTTTGGACTCAAATTTATAAAAAATTTGTTAAGATGAAACCATTTATACATTTTAATAGAACACAGGCAAAACTTACAATGAAAGAAGTATTTACAAAATGAAAAAGGAGTTGCTAAGTGACTAGGTTTTCTATATTGAAACCAGGAAATCCAATGATAAACATTTTACCAAAACATTTAGGTGGTCATAAGGGAAGAACACATAGAGTATTTTGTATTGGTAATGGTGAGAGTAGAAAAGGTTTTGATTTAGAAAGATTAAGACCTCTTGGTCACATATATGGTTGCAATGCTCTTCATAGAGAATTTTTACCAGATGTAATAACTTCTGTAGACCATGGAATGATACATGAAATATATCATGCTGGTATAGCACAAAAAATACCTTGTTATTTTAGAGATTTTACAAAAGTACCAGCACCAATGTACCATGATATGGTTGAATGTCAAGTATCGCCAGGTGAATTACAAAAGTTAAGAGATAGAGGTGATGTTTTTATAGAAAATGAAAGAGGTGATAGTACAGAATTTGTTTTACATGGTGCTGCTCTAAAAGGTATTGCAGATATAATTTTAAAAGATGGCAGTCATAAGAAACGAAAAATAGACCATACTACAATAAAGGTATCTTGGATTAAAAAACCTGATTTTTCAAACTCATTGAATGATGTGATGTTTGAACCGAACGGTAAGAAAAGAGACCATGGCTGGGCATGTGGTCCTTCTGCTGGTTATGTATCAATTTATAGAGATAAACCAGAAGAAGTGTATTTAATAGGACATGATTTATATAGTCACAATGAAAAGATTAACAACTTATACAAGAGTACAAAGCACTATGTATCAAAAGAAACCAGTCCAACACCAGCAGTTAATTGGATAAATCAATGGAAAACGCTGATGGATTGGTATCCTACTGTTAAATTCTATAAGGTTAACAGATATAATGATAGTAGAGATAAGGTTAATCAGCATATTAAAGAGTGGAGAAATGTGCCAAATATACATTACATAGATTATTCCACCATTGACAATCTAGTGTAATTGGTGTATATTAGATAACAATATGCGTAAAGTAATTTTATTTGCAAGTAATTTTATCTGTCTGGCTGAACATAGTTTAAGTGGACTAAAGGCATGGGCAAGGAGGGTTATGGCCGAATGGCTGAAGACACCTTGTTTAGTTTCAAGTAGGGACCAATCTTTCATAGATATTGGACACTTCCTGGAAAATTGTGGGTGCGTTCCAACAAGACCCACGACAGACGCATATTACATTAATAGTATATTATAAGAATGACAAAACGAAAGACCATTATAAATAATACTGAAGGCGATTATATAGCCTACACAAATACAATGAATATGTTAATACAAGGAGAAAATACATATGGATTTTAATACATTAAAATCAAGTCAAAGCAATTTTGACGCAATCACAAAGGCTCTGGAAACGAAATTAAGTCCAGCAGACCAAACAAACAAAAACAAGTATCAAGACGAAAGAATTTGGAAACCTGAATTAGATAAAACTGGAAATGGTTATGCCGTTATCAGATTTTTACCAGCATCCAAAGACGAAGAAATGCCATGGGTTAGAGTGTGGTCACACGCATTTCAGGACAAAGGCGGTTGGTACATTGAAAATTCATTAACAACTTTAAATAAAAAGGATCCAGTTAGTGAAGACAATACTAGATTATGGAATACAGGTGTTGATAGTGATAAAGATATCGCTAGAAAGCGTAAAAGAAAACTATCATATTATTCCAACATCTATATCGTAAGTGATCCAAAGCATCCTGAAAATGAAGGTAAGGTGTTCTTATTCAAATTCGGTAAAAAGATATTTGATAAGATAACTGAAGCAATGCAACCAGCATTTGATGATGAGAAACCAATTAACCCATTTGATTTTTGGAAAGGTGCAAACTTTAAACTAAAAATCAGAAAAGTTGATGGTTATTGGAACTACGATAAATCGGAGTTTGAAGGAGTTTCCCAATTCAAGAGTACAGATGATGAAATTAAATCTGTATGGGAAAATCAATATCCTTTACAACCTTTCTTGGCACCAAGTAATTTTAAAACCTATGATGAACTCAAAGAGAAACTGAATAGGATACTTACTGGCGCCAGAAATACAGAAACCGTGGACAATGTAGACCTCCCACCACAATCCACAACCTCTGTAAAAATGCCAGAAGTAAAAGATACTATCAAAGCTAGTGGAGCAGATGAGGATGATACCTTATCTTATTTTAGTAAGTTAGCTGACGAAGAGTAATCTTTCTCTCTCAAATACTTCTGTATTTAAAGGGCGGTTAGTAATAACCGCCCTTTTTTCATTATAAATATACCTATGGTAGATATATTTAATCCACTTGTAGATTTACAACAAAATCAGATGAAAGCTGCTGGTTGGTACAGGAAAGCAGTATCGCTGTTAGGCAGTAGAGCAACTGCTTCTCAATTGATGAGAAGTGGTAAATTGATAAGTAAACCTACACCTGGTCGTATGTATTTCTTTTATTATGACCCAAAGACTAAAGCAAAGTTGCCCTTTTATGACATATTTCCTTTAGTTTTTCCTGTTGACTCATTTAGAGGTGGGTTTGTAGGGTTGAATTTTCACTATTTACCATACGGATTGAGATTTAAACTATTACAAGATATACAATCATATAGAACTAATAATAAATTTGATAGCACAACAAGACTAGCGGCAACTTATAATTCTTTAAGAGGTATGTCAACAATTAAACCAACTATCAAAAAATATTTATGGAAGCATGTTAGGTCAAATTTTTTAAGAGTAGATGTAGATGAAATGGCAATAGCAACTTATTTACCAGTGGCAATCTTTAAGAAAGCAAGTATTGGTACTGTGTTCGCTGATAGTAGGAGAAAAATCTAATGGCCATACTCCGAGGCGGCCGCCGAATAGGCAATATGGATATCCGTATAGGACTTCCTAGAGATAAGTCTATGAATAATATCCCAGGTGATAGAAGACTTAAACAAAAGGTTGGTGGCAATCCAGAATCCACAATAAACAGATTTATAGCACAGATAAATCAAGGTGAAGGTATGGCAAGACCTACTAGATTTTTATGTGT